ATCCTACTGGCATCCGGGCTCCGTTCCATAGTCCCTGCTCTGCGCGATCTAACATAATGCCGGTGACACGTTCAGATGTCATGTTACGTTCAAGCTCTGCAAAGATCAGGATAATCTTCAGCATAGCCTCACCGATCGCAGTAGAAGTATCAAATTGTTCATTCATAGAGATGAAAGTAACTTTGTGATCTTTCAGTTCCTGATACATTGCAGCAAAATCTAAAAGATTTCTGGAAACACGGTCAACCTTCCAGACAATGACATGGGAAAATTCCCCGGTGCGGATGCGTGACATCATTTCCTGAAAATGTGGACGGTCAGTATTTTTGGCTGAATACCCGTCATCCTCAAAGATTACATATTTGTCGATCTCCAAAAATTTACAGTATTCCTTTAATTTTTTTCGTTGAAAAGGAAGACTGTCCTTGTCAACCTGGTACCGGGTAGATACGCGGACATAAAGGGCAGCTTTTTTTTGAGTCCATAATTTGACAACTTTGTTCTTTGCGTAAGCCATAAAGAAGTCCTTTCCCCAGGATCGAAAAAAGGGTACAAAAAGAAAGCCGATTGATTTCTGCGGCTTTCAATGGTATAATAAATTTTGCTTATTTCTAATACTGGAAAGCCGTTTTCGGATGCCTGGTATTAAGCCGGTTAGTGATTGCAGTCATTGACCGGCTATTTTTTGTTTAGTTGAAAATCAAATTAAAAGTGTCATGTTAAATAATACAATCTCTTTACTTACAGTTATAATATCACTACACCCGTCCTTTGCTGGAAAGGTGTGGTATAAGTGAAAACAAAATACATAATTTACGATGAAAGTAGTATTTATGCACTGTATTATGTAAAGGGGAAGATTCTGTATTACAATTTAAACTTTAACGGAAGGACAAAAATTTATCTACTAATCTGATAAAACTGTAAAGGTCGGGTGCATTTAAAAGCAGCTAACCTGTATTAGTGTTGGATCTAGGTTCTATTGGTGGAAACCTTTTTTCTAATTCTTCAGGAGTTTTTGGAACATTTTGCCGAATGGTTTCAATGAGTGAATCCTGTGAAAAATTAGGAAATTGGTTTTCTGGTATAGCAGGAGTGCTTGTGTCAATATCACTTTCTTCGAGTACTTTTGCAATTTCAAGAAAGAGATCTAATAATTCTTTCCTTTTTTCCGGTTTCAAGGTTACAAATTTTTCAATGATTTTAGAAGCAGCATTTGACAAGTTATAGTCTTTTGCTAATTGCTCCAGTGCACTGGATGGTGCAGGTCTGAACATTTCTCCTTCGCCGTTGCGAAGCCATTCTTCTGAAACATTATATTCACGGATAATTAAGGAAACAACAGAATCAACAGGATTACTTCGACCTAATTCATATTGAGCAACCGTATTTCCCTTTATACCGATTCGTCTGCCAAATTCTTTTTGCGTTAAATCCAAAGTCTTTCTGAGTTTCCTGATTCTATATCCCATATTCAAATTTCATCACCTCACTTATTATGCTGATTATACTATTAAAAAAATGTAAAGTCAATTTTAAAAAATCATAAATACAAAAAATGTCATATATACAAAATATAATATGATTATTTGAGATAGAGAAACAAATAAAAAAGACCCATTCTGTTATTACCAGAAATAGGTCCTCTGTTTAAAACGAATCAATTATTTTTATTAGCTTCTTTGATCTCCGATATCATTTCATCTTCATCACCATGATAAAAGCGAGAGATCAGCAAATTGTACGACGCTTTTACATACTCCTGTCGGCTTATAAGCGGTGTATAGAAGTGATATCTTCCTTTTTTGGCCGAGCTAGCGAATCCTTTTTTACACAAACGAGTCAAAAAAGTAGAAACTGTTTGTGGTTTCCAGTCTTTCTCATATGCCGCATTGGCTTTTGTACGGATTTCGTCCAAAGCCATAGGTTCTTCATTGCTCCATATGACCGACATTATAATTTCTTCTGCATCTGATACTTTTTTCAATTTATGTTCCTGCCTTATCCTTATAATTAATATTGAAATGGTACTTGGAAAATCATAGTCACTTTTTTACTTTATCGTACAAATATAGTATAACATAAAGAATGTTGCTGTTCAAATAAAAAAGGAATCCCGCAGCATGTGTATCATGTGGATTACCCAGATGATACTTCTTTTTTAATACTTTTGGAGTATTGGTTTTCTTGGCATATTTCTATGGTTGACCAACGTATAATATAATGGTAATATATATAATATTTAGGTTTTAAATCTTTTAACATAATTTTTTTTGTTGAAATATTTAACCTGATTTTCAGAAAGAAAGGAGAG